TGCTGCCAACACCAGCAGCGTTCATCAAGTTCAACTTCAATGCTTTGTTGCGTGGCGATTTGCAGTCGCGCATGACTTCTTACAGCATCGGCACACAGTCGGGTGTTATGTCTGTCAACGATGTGCGCAGGTTGGAAGACTTGTCACCTGTTGAGGATGGCAACCAGCACCGTGTGCCACTAGCGAACATTGACCTTGCACAGACGGCCATCGTGGAAGAAGAAAAGTTGGTCAAGATGGCGCAGATGCTTATTCAGGTTGGTTTCGACCCTGCTGAAACTTTGGCTGCGCTTGATTTGCCTTCGATTGCTCACACAGGCGTTCCTTCGACTCAGCTTCAACCTGTTGCACAGATTGACCCGACAGCACCAGGCACGGTCTACTAATGGCAGTAAAGACCTACGGTTTTGACTTGGTGCAGAATGTTCGCACTTTGGTTGTTGGGGCTAGTTCTTCGGTTCAGCATGTTTCCGTTCACAACCACGAACACGCAACCAGTAAAGAGATTTTCATTGGTGGTGCTGATGTGACTGTGGATAACGGTATGCACGCTGTGGCCACGGCTACTAGCACGGTTCAACTGTTGCCTGGTGATGAGTTGTATGCGATTACTTCGCAGACTGGTTGCAATCTAAGAATTTTGGTGGTGCGCTGATGCCGTATTTCATTGCTAAGGATCGTGTTGGTTGCGAGTCGGGTTGGGCTGTTGTTGATGAAGCCGGTGACTTGGTTGCCTGCCATGACAGCAAACAGGGCGCGATTGATAACGCTGTTGCTTTGAGCATTGCCACGGATGAACCGTTTGAGGGTGAACGCGCAGCTGTTGGCAGTTTGCTGGTCGGCGATTATGTGACCTGGGAAGTTGATGGCGAAACTTTGACCGGTGAAGTTTATTCGGTTGAGGGCGACACGGCTCAGGTGAAGATTTATGAGGACATGGGCGGCTTCTTTGTTGAGTCTGTTCTTATCAGCACCGTGCCTGTGGCTGACTTGACCCGAATTGCCGAACCCGAAATGTTTGGCGATGAAGATGAACCTGATGATGAAGACCGTGCAATAAATCAGGAAGCACCTGCATACATGAGAGCAGCCGCGCGCCGTGGCCTTGAATACTATGAGCAGGGTTTGGCTGGTGACGGTCTTGTGGATCGCACTGTGCGTGAAGCTCGTGACATGGCTGAGGGTCGCGTGAGCGATGACAAGTGGGTTCGCATCGCGGCTTGGATTGCTAGACACATGGGCGATTTGGATTCACCTGATGCTGACCCGACTTCTGAGAATTATCCTTCGGCTGGTGTTGTTGCACATTTGTTGTGGGGCAGTGGGCCAGGTAAGAGAGCTGCTGAACGCACTATGGCTTATGCAGAATCGGTGGTTGCTAGAATTGAAGCAGAGCAAGAAAGAGATGCTATGACTGTTGATGTTCGTTCTAAGTGGGTTGATGTTGCTCACAGAATCAAGGCGCAGATTGAGGGCGGCACGGTTGAGCCTCGCACTAAGCCTGAGCCTGAGCAGCGTGTCAATGTCACAGATTTTGAGATTCGTGAAACACCTGCTGGCATGACCTTCACCGGTTACGCTGCCGTGTTCAACAGCGACAGTGTGCCGTTGCCGTTCATTGAGCGCATCGCACCTGGTGCTTTCAAGCGTTCTTTGCAGTCACGCAACGAGGTCAAGTTGTTGTGGAATCACGATGCTGGTGAGCCTTTGGCTTCGGTTCGTGGTGGCACTTTGAAACTGACTGAGGATGAGCGTGGCTTGAAGGTCGAAGCGACCCTGGCTAACACAACTCGTGGCCGCGATGTCAGCGAACTAATCCGTTCTAAGACCGTGGACAGCATGAGCTTTGGCTTCTCGGTTATCAAGGATTCTTGGTCGGGCGATGTGCGAACCTTACAAGCCGTGCGTTTGTTTGAGGTGAGCATTGTCAGCTCACCAGCCTATGAAGGCACGGCTGGCACAGTGGCAGTCAGATCAACCACCGGCATCGATGCCGACCAGTTGGCTGATGCGCTGATGCGTTTGGAATCGGGCGAAGACCTAGACCCGACACAGGCAACACTCATCACCGATGTTGTGTCGAAACTGACCAAGACCGAAGAAGTGCAAGAAGTTCAGGGTGACATTCTCGCCTTGAAGAAGAAGAAACTAGACCTGCTAATGAAGGAAATCTAATGCCAACAAAAGAAGAATACGAAATTGCAATAAAGGTAATCAACGAGATTGCTGGTTCACCTGACAGCGGCATTATTGCCGAATTGGTGAAGGACATTGCATCGGCATCAGCACCGGCCAAAGAAGTTCGTGTGACTGAGGCAAAAGAAACTCGTTAGATCGCAGTTCTTTTCCCCTGCTGGTTTTCTTACCCTTTACCGGCAGGGGTTTTCTTTTACGCCGTTATATTGCGTTGGCTAAACTTATTCACAGGTTCAGCGTTAGCGCGGCCACCTGTTCTGTGTTATTCACGGCAGACAATTCATCTAACCTAATTGAAAGGAAATCATGTCTGATTTCATCAAGGGTCAGGCTGAAGTTCGCAACAACCTAATCGCACAAATGCGTGAGGTTTTGGATGACGCTGAGAAGCGTGGCGGACTTACTGCTGAGGACTCACAAAAGATTGACCGTATCGAAGCTGACATTGCACAGCGCGATGCTGCTATTGCTACTGCTCAGAAGGTTGCACAGCGTTCAGCTGAGGCCGCTGAGTCTGCTGGTTCGTTTGCACCAGAAGTTGCACCTGCTTCTTCTGAGGCTGATGTTCTTCGCGCGATTGCTCGTGGTGAGGTTCGTTCACACGAGTTCATGCGCGAAACTCGTGCGCCGCTCACACCATCGAGCAACACCGTTCCAACCTCGTTCTATGACCAGGTATTTCAGATTGCAACCCTAGTCGGGCCGATCCTAACCACCTCAGAGGTATTCAACACTGCATCAGGTGAGAACCTAATTCTCCCAACCGTTACTGCAATCAGCACTTCTGGTTCAGTTGCAGCCGCTGGAACTATCTCAGAGTCAAACCCAACCTTCTCATCAATTACTCTTGGCGCAGTCAAGTATGGTGCGATTGTGAACTTGGCTAACGAGTTGGTGACCGATGCTGGTTTCAACATCACCGGTTATGTCGCACAGCAGCTGGGAACTAGCCTCGGTGTGCAGACTAACAGCGCACTGACCGACAAGTTGGTTGCTGCTGCTGGTTCAGTTGTCACTGGTGGCACTGCTGTTTCGGGTGCGTTCACTTACGAGAACCTGATTGACCTCGTTTACGGCATCGCAGATGGCGCGCGCGTTCTTCCAGGCCTCGGCTTCATGATGGCTAAGAGCGGTATTGCTGCGGCTCGTAAGCTGAAGGATGGCGCAGGAAACTACATCTGGCTAGACAACGCAGTAAACGGTCAGCCTGCACAGTTGCTTGGTTACTCGGTTTACGAGAACCCTTCTGTTCCTGCTGTTGCTACTGGTGCGAAGTCTGTTCTATTCGGACACCTTCCATCGTTCAAGGCTCGTGTCGCTGGCGGCGTTCAGGTTGCATCTTCAACCGACTTCAACTTCAACACCGATGTAACCTCATACAGAGGCCTCATCCGCGTTGATGGTGGACTAACCCACGCAACACACATTGGTTACTTCAAGGGTGGCGCAAGCTAATCTCGAAGTTCTAAACTGGAAGACCCTCAGAGCGCGTAGACTCTGGGGGTTTTCCTTTGCCTGTTGTATTCTGTTAGCACCTTCTACGACAGGAATAAAAATGGGTAAGTCTGGGAATCCGGCTAAGGGTAGTTTGCGCGGCATTGTTTCGTGGTTTAGTAATTCGCCAACGGCCACCACGGGATATGGGATGCAGTCGAACCAGGTGTTGAATCGCATGATCCGTGACGGTTTGGATGTTGCTGTGTTGAGCAACTATGGTCGCGAAGGTGTGAACGGCACTTGGCAGAGTGATTACGGTGTTGTGCCTGAGTATGCGCGTGGTGCTGAACCTTATTCGCAGGATGTTACGCCGCTGAATCATTTGCATCATGTGGCCGCCGTAGAGAAGAAAAAGGGCAAGTTGCCAAATGTTTTGGTGACTCTTTACGATGTGTGGATTTTGCGTGGCGATAAGTATGCCGATCTAAACATTGCTTCGTGGACACCGATTGACCACAACCCTGTGCCGCCGTTGGTGTTGGAGTGGTGCAAACGACCTAATGTGACACCGATTGCGATGAGTCGTTGGGGTCAGGCACAGTTGGCTAAGTATGGTGTTGAGGCTGAGTTTGTGCCTCACGCTGTTGAGCCGGTGTTCAAGCCGACCTTCTATGTTGATAACCAGCCTGTGCGCGAATACATGGGTTTGACGGATGACAACTTTATTGTGGGCATGAACTTTGCGAATAAGGCTTCGGGTGCGATTCACAGGAAGGCTGTGGCTGAGGCGTTTTTGGCGTTCTCTATCTTTGCGAAGGATAAGCCTGATGCTGTGCTGTATTTGCATACCGATATGTTTGGCAGTTTCGGTGGTTGGAAGTTAGACCAGTTGTTGACCAGCTGTGGTTTGCAACGCAGTCAGGTTGTGTTCTGCGATCAGGTGTCTTACCGTTACGGCTATTCGCAGGAACATTTGGCGGCGTTTTATACGGCTATGGATGTTTACCTGGGCATTAGTTATGGGGAAGGTTTTGGGGTTGGCACTGTTGAGGCGCAGGCTTGTGGCACACCGGTTGTTGTGTCGGACATTTGTGCCAGCACGGAGTTGTGTGGCGATGGTTGGCTGATTGAGTGCCAGCCGTTGTGGGATGAGGCGCAGAAGTCTTGGTTTAGTGTGCCGAACATTCCGCAGACTGTGGCGGCGTTGCAAGCTGCTTATGACAGGCCGCGTGGCAAGTCGCAGAAGGCGATTGATTTTGCTGAGGGTTTTGGTGCTGAGAAGGTTTGGCGCGATTACTGGTTGCCGGTGTTGCGTAAAATCTTGAAGTAGTGGCATACTGGGTTTGGCTGCGAGGTAGTGCTGGTGTCTGTAAAGGCCGCCTGCGGCTAGTCGGTAATGACACTAAGGCCGACACCATTCTGAAAGGGTAAGAATGAGCGCAGCACAGAGGGCTATCCGCAGGGATGAAGCCACAGCTAAAAGAGAAGAAATACTGTTGCAACTTGCCAAGATTGCTAACACTCACGATGAGCCGTCTGTCAGATCAACGGCTAACGATTTGGGTCGGGCTTTGGTGGAGTGGATTGATGTGCGTATTACTGCTAAACGGCAGAACACTTGGCAACTGTTTATGGCTAAGGTAAATCAGTTCATCAAAGACCACGCATGATTCCTGTTGTCGGGTTCTGCACTCTCAAACGATTTGACCTGGCAGACCGGCTTCTTGCCAGCATCGATTATCCTGTTGAGCATTTGGTTGTGGTCAACAATTCGGGGTCACGCACCTGGCAACCTAAGAAGCCTGAGCTGGTGAAGAACCTGTGGCACATCGAAGTTCCGTTCGGGCTTGGCTTGGTTGGGGCTTGGAATCTGATTGTGAAGGCCACACCGTATGCGCCATATTGGGTGCTGGTGAATGATGATGCTTGGTTTGAGCCTGAGCAGATGGCGAACATTCCCGATCAGGTTGACACGCAGGCGTTGAACTTTTTGGACATTGTGCCGCAGTGGTCGGGTGTTGTGTTTGGTGAGGGCATGGTTGAGAAGGTTGGTTTGTATGACGAGAATTTTTACCCGCTATATTTTGACGATAACGATTTGGAACGCCGCGTTGATTTGGCTGCCGTAGCAAAGAAAACTATTGCCTGCAAAATGGGTCACGATAACAGTTCTACGCTTCATAGCGGCTTCCAAAATGTGAACTCGGTGTCATACAGCAGGAATCAAAGTTTGTGGGCTGAGAACGCCTCACAAGGCCGTATAACGGCAAATGCGTGGACATTGCAAACAAGAAGGGCAAATCGATGGGATTGAAACGACCAACCGTTTACACTGGCGGCACATTCGACCTGCTACATCCAGGCCACATTGCGTTCTTGGAACGCTGCCACGAAATCGGGGATGTGGTGGTGTCGTTGAACACCGATGAGTTCATTGTCGAATACAAGGGCAAAGCACCGGTGATGACTTACCGTGAACGCGAAGCAACCTTGTTGGGTTGTAAGTGGGTGGCAGCTGTTGTGCCGAACATGGGTGGTGCTGATTCTAAGCCGACCATTGAGCAGGTTCGACCTGATTATGTTGTGGTGGGTAGCGATTGGGCGCGGCGCGATTATTACTATCAGATGAACTTTGACCAGGATTGGTTGGATGAGCGCGGCATCGGTTTGGTATATCTGCCTTACACGGATGGCATCAGCACAACGGCTATAAAGGCACGGCTGACTAACGGCTAAACTAGAAGCATAGATTTTAGGAGTCATTTTGGCCATCACCAATGGATATTGCACACTTGCAGAAATCAAAGCCTCTTTGCGCATACCGTCTGCTGACACAGTAGATGACAGTCTGCTGGAAACTGCTGTTGAGTCGGCTTCGCGCCTGGTTGATGGTTTCGCTGGTCGCAACTTTTACCCGAACGGCACAGCAACCCGATTCTTCACACCAGAAGACACGATTGTTTGCGAGATTGATGACTTGATTTCGTTGAGCAGCCTTGTGGTGTCTGCCGACTTGGATGGTGTGTTTGACCAGACTTGGAACAGCACCGATTACCAGCTTGAACCTTTGAACGGTAGGGCTGATGGTTTGACTGGTTGGCCTGCGACACGGATCAGGGCCGTTGGCGATTATGTGTTTGGCACAAACATTGGTGAGGCAAGTGTGCGCGTGATTGGCACTTGGGGATGGTCTGCCGTTCCTAGCGCAATCAAACAAGCAACCGTTATTCAGAGCAGCCGAATCTTCAAACGCCTTGACTCGCCGTTGGGTGTGTTGTCTGCACCAGACCTCGGCTACATCCGCGTTGGCACAAGACTTGACCCTGATGTTCAGCAGCTCGTTGAACCGTATCGCCTGGCAAGGTTCATGGCGTAATGGCACAGATTAGTGAGCTGCGACAGGGCATCGCAAACAACCTGGCAACCATTAGTGGTTTGCGCACCGGTTCGACTATCCCTGCGAATGTGAATCCACCGTTTGCGATCATTGCACCGGCATCGGTGGACTATCACAAAGCGTTCAAGAACGGCCTGTCAACTTACAACTTCACGGTGACTTTGGTTGTTGGTTTGGCTAGTGAGAGAACGGCACAGAACTCGTTGGATGCTTACTGTTCGCCAACGGGTTCTTCTAGTATTCTCAGGGCAGTAGAATTAGACAAGACACTCGGCAATAAAGCATTTGATTGCATAGTGTCTGGGATGAGAAACTACGGCTCAATTTCACTCGGAGATAACACATATCTGGCAGCTGAGTTTGACTTAGTTGTGCAGGCAGACTAACAAGGAGATTCAATGCCAAAATTCGTGGCAACAGACCACAAGATTACGGTCAACGGAACTAATTTCAGCGACTCGCTGCAATCAGTTGATCTAACCATCCAGGCTGACGAAGTTGACACAACCACTTTCGGTGGTCAGTGGAAGACTGTAACTGGCGGCCTTCGCTCAGGTTCACTAACTCTCAACTTCTATCAGGACTTCGGTGCTGGTTCGGTTGATGCTGTGTTGTGGCCTTTGCTGAACACCAACGCGACTGTGACCATCACACCAACCAGCTCAGCAACTTCGGCAACCAACCCGATTTACACTGCTGTTTGCTTGGTGTCGCAATACCAGCCGTTTGCTTCAACCGTTGGCGACTTGGCGACCCTATCGGTCACCTGGCCAACAAGCGGCACTGTTACTCGCGCAACAGCCTAATTTTTTACCACAACTAAAAAGGAAACCAAATGAAACTCAATCTACGCGCAGAATTTCTTGATGGCAGAACCATTGACCCGATTCCGGTGATCATGCCTGACATGCTGAAATTTGAAGAGAAGTTCAATTTGTCTGTGGCCACTTTGGCTAAGTCTGAGAAACTGACACACATAGTGTTTTTGGCTTGGGCTTCGTTGAGTCGCACTAAGCAGACTGATAAGAGCTTTGAGGATTTCATTGAAACGGTTTCTGCGGTTTCTGCGAGTGAATCCGACCCAAAATAGTTGGGCTTGGCGATGAGTCTGCTCATTGGCTCATCGCCGGCCTTGCTGTTGAAACAGGTATTGCACCAAGCCTGCTAATGCAAGAATCGCCTCGGATGTTGTTTACTTTGCAACGCTATTTGATTCATCGGGCGCAACAGAGGTGAAGATGACCCTGGACTTCGGTTCGGGGTTTTCTTTTGCCTTGTTTGGTTGGCGGTAGAATTGATGACATGGCTGATGTTGTTGTGAAGTATGTGGGTGCGAAAGAGTTATTTCAGTCACTCCAAACACTTGAACCTAAAATCTATAAAGAATTACGAGCTAACATCAGGTCGATTACTAAGGATGCGGTGTCTGCCGTAAAGAAGGATGTTCCACCAATTTCGCCGTTCGCTGGTCGGCGGTTAGATGGTTTCACTCACAGTGGTCGCACGGCTTGGTCAGGCGTAACAGTTGGCACGAGTATCACGCCAGCGCAGCGATCAAGGGCTTTGGGTTCTACAACATCAAACCTGGTCGCCATTACTGCTACTGGTCGCAATGGTCAGTTTGGTTTCAACATTATTGACATGGCTGGTCGTGGAAGTGGTCGTGGTCGTAATCCTAAGACACGGACTAAACCCTATCCATATAGGGGCGGCACTAGAACTCACCGTTTGAACGGTCAGGGTCAGGGAATGATTCGTGCGCTAAACACAAGGCCGTCAAGGTATTTTTATCCGGCGATTGAAAACGAGTTGCCTAAGATCCGTAAAGGTGTTGAGCAGGCAATTGACAAGGTTGCTGCTGACATGAATCGCAAGATTGGAAAGATGTAATGGCTGGCAAAATAAAGGCGATTATCGCCGCACAGTTTGAGGACTCTGGGCTAAAAAAGGCTCAAAAGGGTTTCAACAGTCTTGGTAAAACTATCCGCACGGCTTTGGGTGCTGTTGGTCTGACTGTCGGTGTTGCCGCGCTGACTGGTCAGTTGAAGGCTGCTGGCAAGGCAGCTGCTGAGGATGCTAAGTCGCAGGGCTTGTTGGCTCAGGCGTTGCGCAATACTGTTGGCGCGACTAACGCTCAGATTGCTTCGGTTGAGCAGTCGATTAGTGGCATGGAGTCAATGTCGGCTGTTGCTGATGACAAGATTCGACCAGCATTTGCTCAGTTGGCTCGTGCGACCGGTGATGTAACCAAAGCAACGGAACTGACTAACCTGGCTTTGAATGTGGCTGCTGGCACAGGCCGTGATGTCAATTCTGTTGCGATTGCGTTGGGTCGTGCCTATAACGGCAACACGACTGCACTTGCCAGGTTGGGTGTGAATGTCAAGGGTGTTAGTGATCCGCTTGGTGCGTTGAAGAAGCAGTTTGAGGGTTCAGCAGCTGCCGCGGCGAACCTTGACCCTTATCAGCGTTTGCAGATTGTGTTTGGCAATTTGCAAGAAGACATTGGTGTTGCGCTTCTTCCTTATTTAAACGAGTTGGCTGATTACTTCAATTCACCAGCAGGTCAAAGGGCATTGCAGGAATTTGCCGAAAATGTCGGCACAATGACTGAATCAATTTTTGAGTTGGCTGGAACGATTGTCGAAACCGGCGTTGTTGATTTGTTGACGGAGTTTTTGAGCATTGCTGCAAAGGTGGGCAAACTTGATTTCCAGGGCATCAATAGCCAACTGAATCAAAATGTTTATGAAGGTTGGGTTGAGAAGTATCTCACTAACCGTAAACAGTTTGACATTGACATGGAAGTTCTCATGGAAAATGAGAAAGACTATTATCTGCGCATCAAGAAGTTTGTCGACACTTACATTGCCAATATTGTCAATAATCAAGGTCAGATGGGCAGCATCCGTGCTATTGAAAAGGCTGCTGAGAAGGCGCGCGCGGCCGCTGCTGTGACTGGTGTGACCACTACTGGTGGTTTGTCGGATGCTCAGAAGAAGGCTGCTGCGGCTGCTAAGGCGGCTGCTGATGCGGTGAAGGCTGCGACTAAGACAGCTAATGAGCAGGCTGAGGCCTACATAAAGGCAGCTGAGGCTGCTGCTGACTTTATGTCTGCGACTCGTTCAATGGTTGATGGTTTCCGTGATCTGTTCAAGGTCACACCCGAACTAGGCGCGTTTGAGCAGGCTGCTGTTGATGCGTTTAGCAACATTTTTGACACGATTGATTCGGCGTTGTCTGATGGCCTGATTTTGTCGGGTGCGGCTTCTCAGTTGCGTGAGTATGCGGCCAGTGAGCGGAAGACTTTGCAGGCGATTGCGAAGCAGCGTGATGTGTTGGCTGGCAAGATTGATGTGGCTAGAACCATAACGGCTGGCGTTACTGGTTTGTTGAGCATCACTAATCTGTTGGAAACGACTAGCAAGAGTGTGACTGAAACTGTGCGTTCGATTGTTGGCGGCATTGATGTTGCGGTGACTAAGACTTTTGATGTGGTTGAGTCTGGTGGCCTTGTGGATAACTTCCAAAAGTTGGTTGATAAGACTAAGGCGTTTGCCAAGAACCTGATTCAGTTGAAGAAGTTGGGTTTGAATAAGCAGTTGTTTGCGCAGCTGGTTCAGGCTGGTGCTGATGCTGGTGGGGCTACGGCTGAGGCGATTGTGGCTGGTGGTTCGGACACAATTTCAGCGTTGAATAGCC